AATTTATTGTATGTGATAGTACAAATTATTATAGTCCTTTAATTTATACACTAAATAAAGATGATATAGAGAAAGCTTTTAAAGGTTTTGAGCACCAAGGACGTAAATATCCTGGTGTTAAGTCTTTAATAGCAGATCTTAAATGGGCTATAGAAAATAACAAATGGAATATATCCAGAGAGAATTATATTAATAACGGGGTAGTAAATTTAGATTAATGGAGGTAAAGAAGACAATAACCAGTATATTTATTGTTCCAACGTTGGGAATAGATAAAGAAAATTTAAATGCTAATGGATTTATCAATGGATATATAAAAGATGATAGAAAAGATGTGCAGTATGAAAATGCTGTATATCTTCTATTTCATCCAAAAGATCTTTATAAATTTAAAAGTTTTTTAGATGAGGAGTATGAAAGAACAAAAAATATTTTAGATGATTATGATTATGAGGATGGGTATATTGTAGTGGTGTATTTATTAAACCCTGATTATACAAAAGATTATCAGTTAGTTAAACAAGGTAAATATTCTAAGACTTCCAAAGAATTTCAAACTCTTTTTCCAAAAATAATTAAAATTGTAAAAAATGGACTTAGAAAGGACGAAATATCCCTTCAATACAGAGTTTTTAATAAAACAGAGGATTTAAAGAAATTTTGGGAAGATAAACTTGATGTCACTTTTGACCAAGAAAATGAAATTTGGCATGGGTTTGTAGAAGAAAAAGAAGTTCTTAATTTAGATAAAATTAAACAATATGTATAATAAAGAAATTCTAAAAGAATTAATTAGAAGATATGGTGTAGAAAAAACCATAATATTCTGTGAGATGGAGAGTGTAAGAAACTCTCTACTCCAGTTAACAACTAAAGAAGAAGATGGTCCAAGTGAATTTGAATTTGAGAGGAATTGGTGGAAAGAAAATGGAGAGGAATTAAAACATACAAGAATTGCTAAAGCTTTAAATTTAAATTATGAACATGATAGAACTACTAGAAAAGTATGATAAATCAGCTATTGTTTTAAAACAATGGTTTTTAAACCAAATGCTAGAAAAAATAGATGATGCATCTATTCCAGAAGATTTTAAAGAGTTTGCTAGACAACAGAATATTAGCAACGAGACTGTGGGAAAAATATTAGATGCTCAGCCTAGAGCAGCATTTGATGTACTAGACAATCATAAAATGTTTGTAGAGATAAATATTAGTTCTTTAGGAGATGTATTCTTTTCTTATTGTATTAATAATATTAATAATACAACACATTTTAAAACAAGAAAAGAAGCAGAAAAAGAAGCTGTTTCAGAAGCTTTAAAAATGCTAAATGATATGTTATGAGAAAAATAACAGAAAAAGCTGGACAAGCTTTTAATAATGGATATAGATTTAAAAAATCTAATACAGAAGTGAGAATTGAAAATGATGGTAGTGTTTATATGTATTTATTTGGAAGAGCTATAGCTAAAAAAGAAAATGGAGAAACATTTATTTGTAATGGGAATTATAGAGCCACTGTCACCACTAGTGATAGACTTAGTGCCATTGTTCCTGTAAGAAAAAGACAGGGACAGTTGATTGTAAAGGAAAAAGTTGTTCTAGAAGAAAAATGGTTAAATATTAATCAGATATGAAAACACTAATTATTCCAGATATACATGGGAAAAGTGTGTGGAAACAGATGATAGAAATAGAATCCCCAGATAGAATAGTCTTTCTGGGGGACTACTTTGATTCATTTGATATTCCAGGCTTAGACCAAATTCATAACTTTAAAGAAGTTATAGAGTATAAAAAGTCCGAACAATCAGAGGTCATCTTACTTATAGGTAACCATGATTATCACTATTATCCAGAAATTGGTTATAATGGAACTAGTGGGTACCAAGGTGGATTAGCTCCAAATATTAGTCAAGTTGTTAATGAAAACAGAGACCATTTACAAATGGCTTATACAATGGATCATTTTTTATTTACACATGCAGGAGTGAGTGAACATTTTATGGGAGAAATGTTTGGAGAAGATGGATATAATATAGATGATATTGATTTAACTTTGAATGAGTTATTTAAATATAAACCTCTTCTTTTTGACTTTTCTCCATATGATTTTAGCGGTCTTGGAGACCATGTAAAACAAACTCCTATATGGATTAGACCAACAGCTTTATTAAAAGCTAATAAAGAGAGTGAATTAAAATCCAAGTATATCCAAATAGTGGGGCATACACATAGGAAACATATTGATTTTGAAGGAAAATCGTCTGGAGGACGTTATTATTTTGTAGATACATTAGATGATAGTCAAGAATATTTAACTATTGTAGATGGACAAATTAAATTAAATAATTTATGAATATAAAAGATGTTGTCCTTTTTAAAGGCAAGAAATACAAATTTATTCACACTCGTAATATTACATTAGATGATATTAGAGCTGTATTTTTTCCAAAAAACTTTTATGAAAAATATCATTATTTGGGCTCTGTTCCTTGGAGAGAGAAAGGTGGAATATTTGAAGCAATGGAACCATTGGTAATATTCATGGATTACAAAGCAAGGCCTAAATGGTGTCCTAGGTGGATATTAAGATTTTTACATTTATTTGGTGATGATAATTCTATTGTTAGAGTGCGTAATAGAACATTGCACAATTTAAAACGTAAATTGACTAAAGGATTATCTATCAATGATTATAAGACAAAATGGGATTGGTTTGATCTTAGAATATCTATATATGGTACAGAACAGATGAATAACCTTGCTGAAGCTATTGAATCTAAATTTTATGAAGATGGACTAAGAGAAGAGTTGGCCGAAAGGATTAAAATGTTAGATCCTAAGACTAAATATGATAAGGGATACACTGTAAGTGTATTAAAACATGAATTAAGTAAACTACAAAACATTAATAATGATGATGATAATGACAACACAGGAATTTAACGAAAAATACAAAGATTATTTAGAGGAAGGACACTATGGATTAAGTATTTCCTACCCTGCTGTAATAACTTATTTAGATGCAATGTTTAAGGAATTAATTAAAATTCCAGGGTTCGAATATAGCCAAATTAAAATAAAGTTTGATTCTTCTAGATTTTATACTAATTTAGGAGAAATTATTGGTAAAATTGGGTATATTATAGAAGCAGAAGTAGAAAAACACTTAAATTTTCTACTTACAGTGGAAAATGAACTTATAAAAAGAAAGACTCATGAAGGATAAAATAGTGGACCAAGTGGTTGAAAAATACCAAACAAGAAGTGCTGTAGGAATACGTAAGTATAATTCTACACTAGAAAACAACAATTCTGATGATTATCTGCTTCATGCTCAAGAGGAAGCTATGGATCTTAGCCTTTATTTAGAAAAATTAATCACCTTGGTTAGAGAAGAACCAGATGATACTGTATTGGGAGCTAAAATAAGGAAAATGGTTAAGTAATATTTTTATATGTAGTTGTTTTATAAGGGGAAGCAAAGTATATTTGCAACCCCTTATTTTTTAACAAAAAAAAAACAAAATTTATGGATTTAGGATTGGATGCGTTGAGTAAAATAACTGTGTTTTCAAAATACAGTAAGTATGTTCCAGAGAAAAAAAGAAGAGAAACCTGGGATGAAATAGTGGATAGATATGAGCAGATGCTGATTAAGAAATATCCTAAATTAGAAGTGGCTATTATTGATAGTGCTAAGTTTATTAGAGAGAGGAAGGTTCTTCCTTCAATGAGAGCTTTACAGTTTGCTGGGCCAGCTATGGAAGTTAATAATGCAAGAGGTTATAATTGTGCTTATTTACCTATTGATAGTCTGTATAGCTTCAGTGAGACAATGTTCTTATTACTAGGGGGTTCAGGTGTTGGATTTTCAGTTCAAAAACATCATGTAAATCAACTCCCAGAGATAACAAAACCAGGGAAAAAAAGAAATTATTTAATAGAAGATTCTATTATGGGCTGGGCAGATGCTGTAAAAGTACTTATGAAAGCTTATTTAGAAGGATCTTTTATGCCAACATTTGATTTTAGAGCTATTAGACATAAAGGAGCCAGATTAATCACTGCTGGAGGAAAAGCACCTGGTCCAGAACCATTAAAATTATGTTTGGCCCATATACAGGCTGTGTTAGATAGAAAAGAAGTGGGCCAAAAATTATCTCCTTTAGAATGTCACGATATTATGTGCCACATTGCTAACTCTGTATTAAGTGGGGGGATAAGAAGAAGTGCTATGATTTCTTTATTTAGCCATGATGACGAAGAAATGATTACATGTAAATACGGAAACTGGTGGGAATTAAATGAGCAACGTGGTAGATCTAATAATAGTGCTGTTTTAGAAAGAAATAATGTATCAGAAACAGAATTCTTTGATCTTTGGAAAAGGATTGAAGCTAGTGGATCAGGAGAACCAGGTCTTTATTGGACTAATAATAAAGATTGGGGCACCAATCCATGCTGCGAAATAGGATTAAGACCATTCCAATTCTGTAATTTATGTGAGCTCAATGTAAGTGATATAACTAGCCAGGAAGATCTTAATGAAAGAGCTGGTGTAGCTGCTTTCTTTGGTACATTACAAGCTGGATTTACAGACTTCCATTATTTACGTCCTATATGGAAACAAACCACTGATAAAGATGCTTTATTAGGAATAGGAATGACTGGAATTGGTTCTGGGGAAATATTGAAATACAACTTAGATATAGCTGCTGCTGTAGCAAAGAATGTAAATTCTACAATTTCTGCTGTTATAGGAACAAATGAAGCAGCTCGTGTTACATGTATAAAACCCTCAGGAACAACATCTTGTGTATTAGGAACAGCTAGTGGTATTCATGCTTGGCATGCTCCTTATTATCTAAGAACAATGCGTTTTAATAAGAATGAGGACATTGCTATGTATTTGGAAATAAATCATCCAGAACTATGTGAGGATGATGTATTAAGACCAAAAGATACATTATGTGTAAGGATTCCTGTTAAAGCCCCAGAAGGGTCTATTTTTAGAACAGAAACAGCTGTTGATACATTAGAGCGTGTTAAAAGATTTTCCCAAGAATGGATCCTACCAGGACATGTTAATGGGGATAACACACATAATGTAAGTGCTACAATTTCTATTGATAAAAATAGAAAATATCCATTCCATTTAGAGCACGGTGATGTTTGGGAAAAAGATGAGTGGCAAATAGTAGGTGAATGGATGTGGGACAATCAGGAGTTTTACAATGGTCTTAGTGTATTGCCTTATTTTGGAGGAAGTTATGCTCAAGCTCCTTTTGAAGACATTACAGAAGAGGAATATAATAGTCGTATATCTTCATTAAATTCCATAGATCTTACAAAAGTGGTAGAATTAGATGATACAGTGGATTTTGGAGCTATTGCTGCATGTGCTGGGAATAATTGCGAAATAAATTTATAATAATGAAACACGATAATTTAGTACAAAATATTGTATCTTCGTTTTACAATATGATTAAAAATAATAAATAATATTTCCTTTGATTTCCGATTAATAATGAAAAGCCCCTAATGTTTCTACATATAAGGGGCTATTTTTTTGTGGAATCGTTGGGGATTATTAAGGATTTTTTTGTACATTTGTTTAAAGAATAAAATAAAAATATGGCAAAATCAAAGGAAACAGCTTCAGAAAACAAAGGAAAATTTCAAGAAGCATTAGACAAATTAAATAAGACATATGGTGTTGGAACAGTGCTTACATTAGACAATAACAATACAGAAAGTTATGATGTTATAAGTACAGGAAGTATTGGATTTGATAATGTTACATTAGGTGTAGGAGGATTTGTTAAGGGTAAACTATATGAATTGATGGGCTGGGAAGGTTGCCTAGCAGAAGACACTTATATTAAATTTATTAATGTTAGACCTGATGGAATTGTACAAGATTGTAAAGGTGGCACAATTAAAAATCTTTATGAAAGATTTCATAATAGATCTGAAGAAACAAAAAATACAATATTTAATGTAACTTCTATCAATGAACATGATAGAGTGTTTAGAAATCAAATAGCTGATGTAGTAAAATCAGGAGTAAAAGAGTGTTTTGAAGTTATCACTAAAAAAGGATTTAAAATTAAAGCTACAAAAGATCATAAATTTTATTCTGGAGAGAGTTATATTCCACTTGAAAAATTAAAAGTTGGAGACATAGTGTTTGTACACAATAATACTTCTTGGAAATGTTCTAAAAAAAGAACACGTTCAAAATATGAAGAAACTACAATGAAATGGTATTACAAAGGAAACCCACGCAAAATTAATGGGTTTGATTATTTTAGAGAAAAAATCCATAGATTAGTTTTTGAAGCTAATATGAATAACATGACTTATGATAAATATAAAGAAATGTTAAATAGTGGGATAACTAGTTTGCCTAATAATTTTTGGACTATACCTGAAGAATTTGATATTCATCATATAGATGAAAATACTAAAAACAATGATATTTCTAATCTACAATTAATACAAAATAGTGAACATGCTAAATTACATGCTTTAAATAATCATAATAATTTAAGATTTGTTGTTGTAGAAGATGAAATAGTTAGTATCAAATCTGTAGGAAACATGGAAACATATGATATTAAATGTTATTTTCCTTATAATAATTTTATTGCTGAGGGTATTGTAGTACATAATTCAGGTAAATCAACAATCTGTGGACATGTTGTTGCTGAATGCCAGAAAGCAGGAGGAGTGGCTTTATATATTGATGGTGAACACGCTGTTGATAAAAAATATTTCCAGGCAATTGGTGTAGATACAACAAAAATGTTAATTGCTCAACCATCATGCGGAGAAGAAGGATTTAATATTGCTATGGAAATGATTAATTCAGGAACAATTGATCTTGTTATTATTGACTCTGATAGCTCACTAATTCCTAAAAAAGTGTTAGATGGTGATGTAGGAGATAGCTCTATTGGTAAAAAAGCTTTACTAAATAGTAATGCCTATCCAAAACTTAAAACAGCTCTTTCTGAGCATAATGTTTGTGTTATTGTTGTTTCCCAGTATAGAGAAAAAATAGGTGTTATGTTTGGTAATCCTACCACTACACAAGGAGGACATGCTTTAAAATTTTATTCTGATTGTAGAATAGAAGTGAGTAAGAGTCTTGCAAAAGACGGAGATGTTAATTATGGTAATATAACTAAAATAAAAGCTATAAAAAATAAAATGTCTCCTCCTTATAGACTTTCTCAATTTGAGATAGTCTATGGTGTGGGAATTGATAAGCTTAAAGAGATAATGGAACTTGCCTCAGATTTTGAGATTATTAAGAAATGGGGTAAGACTATCACCTTTGGAGAGACAAAATATGATGTTGAAGAATTTAAAGCAATGTTGTTAGACAATGAAGAGTTTTATAATAGTCTAAAAAGTCAAATTATTAACAAAATTAATAACACAGAAATTAAAACAGAAACAGATGAGTCTACAAGTGAAGATTAAAAAATTGCATAAAAATGCAATAATTCCTTCTTATGCAAAAGAAGGGGATGCTGCAATGGATATTACAGCAACAGAAGTGAATTATGATAATCAATATGTATCATACAAAACAGGAATTGCTATTGAAATTCCAGAGGGATTTGTAGGACTTTTATTCCCAAGAAGCAGCATAAGTAAAAAAGAATTATTATTATGTAATTCTGTAGGAGTGATAGATTCTGGATATAGAGGAGAATTAGAGTTTAGATTTAAACTAGTGGGGAATGGTGTTCTAGCAAGTGGTGTACGTAATATCTATTCTCCTGGCGAGAGAGTGGGACAACTAATGGTGATCCCACATCCTTATGTTAAATTTGTAGAAGTGGAACAACTTTCAGAAACAAGTAGAAACGATAGTGGATTTGGTAGCACTGGTAACTAATACAAATAATAAGGAGGGAATTTATTTTCCCTCCTTTAAATTTTAAAATATGTATAAATATCAAAACAATTCAGGAAACATTTTTACTAATTGGATAGGAGTGTTGACAGCAGATCTAGAAGAACTTGTAATAGGATGGAAAATAAATTATAATATTTCTATACCATCTAATTTTATAGTACATTTGATAGATAAAAAACTGAAGAGAAATGAGTCTGAGTACTAGTATTATCACTTCTATTAAAGACGAAGAATTGGATATATTTAAGAAACAATATACAAATCTTGCTGACCTTAGAAAAGAAATAGATCGTCTTAAAAAGGAATACAAAAAGAATAAAGATGTTGTTTACAAAAATAATATCAATTTTTTTATAGATATGTATAATATAAGAGTGGGATATTTATATTATAAAAAAGTAAAGTGATATATGACAGCAGTAGAATTATCAAAAGTGAAAGAGTACCAAAGAGACTTCTATAAAACTTTTAAAAGAAAATTAGAAATTGATTGGCAATTAATGAATGGTATAGATAAAAATTCTAAAATAGAGGTGATTGAAATTCCTGAAGAATCTTTAGAAGATATTTTTGAACATTGTATAAATAAACACAATGCTGATTTAGATGTAATTAGAAATAGAAGCTATAAAGTTCATAAAGTGAATAGATGTAAAGAAAGAAAAGCTTTAGTAGAATTTTGTACTATAGTTGTTAAAGAAAGGTATTCTGTTTCTAAAGCTTCTAAACTAATAAACAGAGACAGGTCTTGTGTATATAATTTTTCACAAATAAAACCATAATGAGATCAAATTGTAAAATGCCTGGTTGTAATAATCCAGTGTGGAGCGACAAACTCTGTATAAACCACAAACCAAGAAAAAAGTTATTAGTAACTAGAAGTTTAAATAAAGGAAAAATGAGTAGTACAAAAGACGAGGAATATGAAAAAATGCGTACTTTTTTCAAAAGTATTTGGGATAAAAAACCCCATAAGTCAGAAATTAGTGGAGACTATATTGGGCCAGAACCTTTAAGTATATATTTTCACCACATACTACCAAAAGGAAAGCATCCAGAAGCTAAATTTGATGAAGATAATATAATACTTCTCACTTGGCAAGAACATGATCAAGTGGAGATGGATATATTTAGATTTCACGAAATTAACGAAAGAAGAAACACTTTAAAAGCCAAATATGAAGGAGCCTAACAGAGAACGCAAGAATGAAATTAAGTATGAAATACAACTTAATGAAGAACAAAAAGAAGCTAAAAGACTTATCAGGGAAAATCAAATAGTAGTTATTACTGGAAGAGCTGGTTGTGGAAAGTCCTTAGTATGCGCACAAGTGGCTTTAGACTTTCTTTTTAAAAAGCAATGTGAGAAGGTGTTAGTTACTAGGGCCACTATAGAAGTGGGTAATTCATTAGGATTTCTTCCTGGAGGACTTTCAGAAAAATTTAACCCTTATTTAGAAGCGTTTATTGAAAATCTTAATAAATGTTATAATAGCCAAAAGATAGAAACACTAATATCAGAAAACAAAATATTAGCCTATCCTATACAATTTATCCGTGGTAAAACTATTGATGATATATTAATTGTCGAAGAAGCGCAAAACCTTACTAAAGCTCAAATGTTAGCTATTTTAACAAGAATAGGTAAGACAGGAAAGATTGTTATTAATGGGGATCTTGAGCAAACAGATATTAGAGATGGGAGTATGAATGGTCTTTCTTACGTTATTGAACTTTCTAAAAAAATAGAAGGAATACAATATATTAAACTAAAAGAAAATCATAGAAGTGATCTTGTAGGAAAGATTTTAGATTTTGAATATGGCAAATAAACCATTAAGCAGAGAATTTTTATTAAACAGAGGATATTGTTGTGGCAATGGTTGCCTCAATTGTCCTTATAAACCAAAAACAAATATGAAAAATCAATTCTTTTACACCCGTAAAGAGCTTGTATCTGGAACACCAGAAAATCCTGAATTCAAAGAATTTAGAGATAGTTTTAATATTGAAAAAGTGGTGAGAACCATCACTATGGAAGATGGGAGAATGTTAGTGCTACTTGATGATCTCCATGAGAGAGCTCAACAAGTACCTGATGTTGATCCAAAGACAAACAAAATGAGAGGTTATAAAAGAGAGCGCAACACTTTCCAAAGTGAGATATACTTGGAGCCTGCTGATGCTGTTAAATTTTATAACCAAACAACCATCTAATGATCTCTGTTCTAACCATAACATACCAAAGGCACCATCTACTTGAGGAAGCTATACAGTCTTTTCTTCGGAATTTTCAAGAAGGAGATGAAATGGTTGTAATTAATGACAGTCCTGATGTAAAATATATATACGACCATCCTAATGTAAAAATAATAAATACGGAATTTAGATTTCCTTCTATTTCTAAAAAACTGGAATGGGGATATAAACAATGTCAAAATAATTATATTTATAGGTTAGATGATGATGATCTTTTAGGGCCCAATTCTCTAGGTATTGTAAAAAATGGAGTTAATATTGATGCTGATTATGATATTTACAGAAGTGATAGCCACTATTTTTTTGTAAACAATAAGTTTGAAAAGTTATCTGATAACATAAATAATGGTAATGTCTACTCTAAGAAATATTTAGATGGAATAAAATTTCCAGATAAAAGTGGTGATGAGGATGTTGATATAACTTTCCATCATAATGCTAAAATATTTACATTAAAATTCCCCACTATGATTTATAGATGGGGAATGAACACTTATCATATTTCTGGATGGGGAAAACAATCTTCTGACACAATTCTTAATAACACTGATAAGTTAATAAGAACCAAAGAGAGGGGAGAGATAATACTAAACCCTCATTTTAAAGAAGACTATTACAAACAGTTAATATCATAAAATAAAAAAGCCTTTCAATTACGAAAGGCTTTTTTCTTTATTTTGAAAGACGTTTTTGCTTCATAGGAAGCATCGGGCTCTTAAGTCGCAACTTAGTATCTGCTTCCCTCATAAAATTAGCATCAGGCCTAGAGTTTTTCACTTTAGGAGCTTTTCTGGGTTTACCAGATTTTTTAGCTTTACCAGCAGTCATGTTTTTACTTGCAACCATATGCACATTTTTTAACCTTTCCTCCCATTTTATTTTTACCAATAACTTTATTAGCTCTTTTGTTAGTGTAAGACTTTGCTTGATTTATACTATCTCTTGTTGCAATTCTCTTTTCTCTTGCTGCAATTTCTTTCAGCGTGTTAGCATTTGATTGCTTAATAGTTGTACCAACTTGAGCTTTCTCTACTTTCATTCCTTTTTTAGCAATAACACCTCTACCTTTAAGAATATCAGCTTTAGTTATTTTACCGTCTTTGTTAAGATCAGGGAATGAACCACCTTTTTTAGCTTTAACAGTTTTACCACCCATTTTTTGCTTTTTTAAAGGAAATCCATTAGCATCATAACCAGGTTTTCCTTTTTTAGACTGTCTATCTAAGTCTGAGCTAGATTGTTTAGCCCTTTTAAAAGCACTTTCAGAGTACTTAGGAGAGCTCATATTCCTTGCAGCTGCTTCATAATTATCCATCATCTCCTTTTTATAATAAGCTGAACTATCAGCCGTAGGTTTAACAGATTTACCAGCTTGAGCTTTTTTAATTTTTTTTACAGTTGCCATTATTTTTTCTTTTTTATAGATTTAACAATTTTTTTAGAAGAAGACTTAACAGCTAATTTTTTCTTAACTATTTTACCACCATTTTTTTGTTCTGGAAGGTTATTTTGTCTATCGTATTTAGCTTCTTTTTTAGCCTCTCTAGCTTCTCTACGTTCATCTCTTTTCACCTCTCTTTCAGCACGTCTAATTTCTCTGTTTCCTATCCTTTCATCTTTCCGCATTAAACGCTCATTTTCTCTTTCATCTCTATCTCTACTTCTAGTGACAGCACATTTTCCACTAGTGGTAGATCCCCATTGGGCTTTTTTAAGAGTTTTTACTGTGCTTTTTTTAATAGTTGCCATAGTTATTTTATTTAAGAATTACCGAATTTGGCAGGGTTTTACTTCCCTTTTTGGCTTTTAATTTTTTTCTCTTGTTTCAGCATTGCCGCTGTAGGTTTTTTACCAGATCCTTTAGCAGCTCTAATATTGTCCCATAATCCTCTTTTAGAATATGAGCCGTCAGCACGTTTGATCATTCCACCTTTCTTCATTTTCAAAGATTCTAAAGTTGAAGGAACTTCTTTTTTTAATATCTTTTTAGAGGATTCACTTTTTACTATGTTTCCAGATATTTTATCTCCTTCGCCTGTTTGCGTTTTCACTGTGTAACTAGGTTTACCTTTTGAGTACCCTGTAGTATCAACAGAAGTTCTTGTATATTTGTAAGGCTTTGTAATACCTCCAACAGTTGTTCTTTCTTTTTCTGTTTTAAATACACCAAGTCCTGGTCTAGAACCTTTAATTATTTCTTTACCTTCTTGAGCTTTCTTAATTTTTTTTATTGTTGGCATGTTAACATTTCCATTTACGAAGTGACTTATTAATCCTACTATTAGGATCATTAGCTGTTTTAGCAGATGTTAATTTCTTTTTCATCCCTGACATTCTTGAACAGAATGATTTTTTTCTAGGACCACCTTCAGGTTGTGGAGCTTTTAATCCTGGTTTTCCTGGATTAGCTCTATTATAAGAAGCTCTACCTTTAGCATTTAATCCTCCAGATTCAGATTTACCTTCTTTTCTTTGCCAGGCTGGTGTTTTACCACCAT